AACGTCTACAAGGAATTTGCTTACTAGGTTTTCTACTATATCACCAACAGTGTAATCGTCTACTAGACTCTTCTCGTGGGTTAATCCTATAATATCTGTGAAAGCAAATATATTACCTTTATTACCATAGAAGTCTTTGTCAATTTGGCTTAGGTCGTCTAATGTAAAGGCGTCTGTGAAGCTTCTATTGTAAGCCACCACTTTAGTGAACACATCAGCTACACTAAGTATTTCTGGTGTTGCGGGTTTAGTTAAGTGCCATGCAGGGACTTCCTGCATTACTGTAGTATCTGCTAAATTCTTTTCTACAAAATTAAAGCGTACATCACTTAAAGGAAGCTCGTCTCGAACAAATCTATTCTTAGAATCTGGGTCAGTCCAGATACCCGTAGCGCTAGCTAACTCATATGTAATACTCGCAGCTGGTTTAGCTGACGATACACTAGCTTGCAGTGATGCGTAGGATATTGAGGCGCGTATAGCCACTGTACTAGAAGTCTGCTCTTACCTTAAACTTTAGTTTATCAAAGATGGTTTGCTTACGCCCAGTTGAGTCTTCTGCCTCAATCTCGCCTTCGTAAGTACCAGCATCAACATCTAAAGTTGTGGGATTCCACTGCATGAAACACTTACCTGAAGTGTACGGTGCAGTTAACCCACAAGTAATAGTATCCAAAACTGCAGAACTTCCTAGGAGGCGAAAATGTACTCTTACGGTTTGCCCTGTAAGGTCGATAGGTGCCCACGTAGTGGCATCATCTTCATCAAGGGTTGCACCTGTCGCAGCGGTGTTTGAGTCTCTTAACGTAAAGTTAAGCTCTGGTTTGTCATCACCCGCAACAAGGTTGATTGTATCGTAATAAGCCATTATTTAACTCCTCCTGGAGGTTGTTCTCAGCATTTGGCATGCAATAAATTTGTCTTTATTATAACACTAGTTTCTTAGATAAAGCCATTATCTTCTAATTTAGTATTAGCATCTAAGTTATCCGGGTTACGTAGTCCTAATAAGTTGATCTGTTTACAGCTTTCGTTATAACGTAAGTAATATGTGTTGTTCTCAGCCTTCATGTCACCACTAATCGTAGCATGCGCCTTGTAAGCTACATAGTTAAGCAACGCCTCTGTGTATATCTGAGGTAGTTGTAAGTTTACTGTGATACTCTTAGCTAATTTAGGTGAAGCAGTATACGTAACGAGCATATCTTTCCTACCGTCCTCATCTGTACCTTTAATAACTAGCTTAGATGGGTCTTTGAATATTACAGATACGTTTACATCCACTTCATTTACTAGACGCTTTTTATCATTGTTAATAGCAATCTCTTCGCCATCTGTGAAGCTACAACTAGTAGCATGCAAGAAGTCATCTGGCAGATTAAACTCTTCACCGTTAAGTGCGAAGTCTAATTCCATATCTTTTTGTAGTATGTTGAACTTCTTATGCAACTCGATGTTAGCTAAGTTAATAAACGAGCGAAGCTTGTCTCTATTTTTAGCCTGCACTGTAGTAGGAGCGGCTGCTCCAGGAGTTAAGTCGCCAACATCTGATGTAGCTAACTGGCTAATCTCACCATTAACTAAGAAGTCCATATACTCGTAAACTTTCAAAAGGTTTCCCCTAAATAAATACTTATGGTATTTATCATACCACGTTGTGTAGTTGAGTAGTTACTTTATACAAAATAAGAACTGTCTCCTCCGTTATCAGGCTCCTCATCATCCCATAACATACTACCATCTTTACTATGCTCATCTGTTGAGACTTCACTAGGCTTCCACGCATTAAACTCACTTAACATAGAGATATTATCTATCTGGTCATCATGCTTAGACTTAAATCCCTTGATAGTTGCTAATGACAGCTCATCTATCATCTCAGATAGCTCAGCAGAGTCCCTCAGCTCCTCAGGAAACCATATCTTACCACTTTTGAATAGTGGTACCGCAGTTTGCTGGAATCGGCTCATCTTGTCCTTATTAGGACGTATTCCTGGAGAGGTCTTCCCACGGCCTGAAGCTAAAGTAAAGTAGTTATTACGATTCATCATCTCATTCTGTATCCAAGCAATGAAACCTCCCTGCTGACCAGTAACTTCCACCCCCACCTCTTGAGGATGATACTTCTGAGCTAATCTAAACAGCTCATCTATAGATTCATTCATCAAGGCCTTCTTACAAAACCCATCTACCCACAACCAATCCCCGTTATTGTTGTACGCCCACACGTTAATCGTACTAAAGTCAGCACTTTCCTTCTCAGATGTAGCGAAGTCAGTAGTAATATAGAAGTTAAACGCCCCCAGGTTCGTCTTAACATTAGCATGTTTGTACCATATCATGTCACTGTCCTTAATTAGACGTTCCTCTTCAGACATAATACGTAGCATAAGCTCCTGGTTGAAGCCATCTAGCTTACCAGTCTTCTTAGCCTTATCATATTGGGCCGTAACATACCTGTAATCGAATCTATCACCCCAAGCACCTTTAAACTCATCCTCTGCACAAGGAAACTTTTCACACACTGGGTACACGTTGACGTGCCATGCGCCTGATTCTACTGCTTTATACAAAGGGTCTTTAGCATTAAAGGGAGTTCCAGACCAAATAGTCTTCTTTTTAGTAGGATGTAGTGCGTAATCTACAGCTTTGTACACAGTATCCTCAATACTGGCAATAACCGTAGGCGATCTAGCGTCATCATCACTGATTAAGTCATCTAACACAGCTAATGTAGGACGTTGTCCCATCTCTTTCGCACCACGAACACCAGTNTTAGCACCATACATCTTAACAACAAACTGTTTACCTTGTGCATTCTCAAATTCCATTCTAGCATCAGTAAATCTAATCTTAGGTATGTATTTTTGCAAGAAGTCACTGTTATGGTAGCGATACTCAACGTTCTTACGCATGTTCTTAACACCATTCTCCATGCTATCAGACACATATATAGCTAGATTTACCTTACCAAACCCAGGTATGTTGCCATACGTAGCTATGTACAAGAATAAATACTCACCCAGTACTGTAGTCTTAGCTAAACCACGAGAACACATATTAGCGATATTCTCCTTCATACCACCAACATTGTCTAACATTCTGTAATGAATCACAGGAGACTTGTGCTCCTCACCATCCTCACCGTTAACTAGCTTAATAAAGCTAATAAACTCTAATGCAAACTCACTAGGCGTATATGTAGGGTCCTCTTCATAACTTATATCATTAAGCCACTCATCTACATCCTTTTTAATTAGCTCAGACATCTACTCCTCTTCAGAACGGTTACGTAGAAAGCTATCACCAGAGTTAGTCTCTGACTCAGCTTCTACTAATAAGTAGCTTACCTCCATAGAGATCTGCTCAAACCTATTTCTTTCCCGTTGGTCAGTTGATTCATTAATCCCCGCCTGTGCCATTAGTTTAATAGCTCTCAATTTACCTAAACAATCTGCCATACAATGAATCATCTATCTCCTCCATAAATTATCTATAACGATTATCAGGCCTAACCCCAATCCCAAAAGTAATCCTAACATTATTAGTTCTACCATTTTTCATTAAGCCATTTACTTACAATATAAAACATAGCACCCATAGCGCCCATACCCAGCACACCTAACATAATATCCATCATAGCTCTTCATACTCCGTTTCAATTTCAGGTTTCTTCCGAGCAATAATATCAGAATGTGCCACAGTTTGTGCCGTAACAGCTCCACTCTCGATAAGCTTCATTTGTTGTTGTGCTAAAGCTCGTGTAGTTGCACGCAGCTCATCAATAGAATCATTAGAGTAATTAACATCAATCTCAATCTTAGCTGACTCAGGGGCTTTAAGTTGCATAATCAAGCACTCAGCCGCCTTCTGTCTAACAGTTTCTGATTTGGCATCCCGCATAAGCTCAGCTTGTATATTGATAGCTTCCTGATGAATATCCATATTTAAAATATGAATAGGAACTAACGATTGCTCCATAATCTTATTAACTAAATCACCACGATTGTACGCCGTAGAATACGAGGCAATGTTCTTCCCAGTAATCCCATTATCCACTAAACGTTTATATCTCTCAGGGAACGTCTTGCTGTAAGCAAGAGTGTTCCCGTCTCCGAGTAGCTTGTAACTAACAAACTTCACAGCATTTACATAGTCCAGAGTTTTAAACTTACCTGCCTTTAACACAGTAGTAAAGCTCATCACATTATTACGGTAGTGTTCTCTGAAGTCCCCATCCTCGACATCATTAACAACATTAACCATCTCTTGTGTCACATATTTACGCATACGTGGAGGCAAGCCCCCTTGTAACTGTGATATAGAAAGCTTACTATCTATATCAACCTGTGCAATAGCGCTGCTCTTACTAGTTAGTGGCATATATATCTCCCGCAGGGTTATAAGCAAGAAAATGACTCTCTGCCTCTATAATAATTTCTCTCATACGTTCCTCATGTAAATCTTCAAACCACTCAAGCTTAGCACCGATAGGTTGAATCTCTTTAACTAAAACCTCTAATATCTTCTTCTCTACCTTGACAGCATCCTCAAACGGATCACTGACAGCTACGAACTCAGCAGTATTATAAGGTTTGTGTTGATTA